CATGATGAATCGGGTAAATGGGAAAAGCCGGACAACATCCTCAACAACTGGAGGGTTACGAAAACAACGCTAAGATTAGGAAGCAGAATTATTGGTAAGTGTATGATGGGATCAACGTCAAACGCTTTAGATAAAGGAGGTGAGAATTTTAAAAAGTTATTCAAAGATTCTAATGTTTTAAAAAGAAACAGAAATGGACAAACTAAGTCAGGACTCTATTCTTTGTTCATACCTATGGAATGGAATTACGAAGGATTCATTGATTCTTTTGGAATGCCTGTCTTCGATAAGCCATCAAAAGATTGCGTTGGACCTCACGGCGACCAAATAGAGCAAGGAGTAATAGAGCACTGGAATAATGAAGTAGAAGGATTAAAAGGAGATCAAGATGCTCTTAATGAATTTTACAGACAATTTCCTAGAACAGAGGAGCATGCTTTTAGAGACGAAACTAAAAATAGTATATTTAACTTAGTTAAAATATACGAACAAATAGATTACAACGAAGATTTAAATAATTCTAATGTAATAACAACAGGTAGTTTTAGTTGGGAAAACGGAATAAAAGACTCTAAAGTTAGGTTTACACCGAATCCCAACGGTAGATTTAAAATATCTTGGGTGCCAGGAGTTGCATTACAGAATAAACAGGTAATTAAAAACAATATGAAAAGCCCGGGTAATGAACACATGGGGGCATTTGGTTGTGATAGTTATGACATATCAGGTACAACTGACGGCAGGGGATCAAAAGGGGCTTTGCATGGTTTAACTAAGTTTAGCTTAGAGGATCATCCGCCTAACACTTTTTTCCTTGAATATATAGCAAGGCCACAAACAGCGGAGATGTTTTTTGAAGATGTGCTTATGGCTTGTGTTTTTTACGGTATGCCTTTACTATGTGAAAACAACAAACCAAGGCTACTTTATTACTTTAAAAGAAGAGGGTACAGGGGCTACTCAATGAATAGACCTGATAAAATATGGAACAAGCTGTCTGTGACAGAAAAAGAAATAGGTGGAATACCTAATTCAAGTGAAGATATAAAACAAGCCCACGCCGCAGCAATTGAATCCTATATAGATCAGCATGTCGGTTTAAAAAGTGACGGGCAATATGGTACAATGTACTTCAATGAGACTTTAAATGATTGGTCAAGGTTTGATATAAACAAAAGAACGAAGTTTGATGCCGCTATAAGTTCTGGTCTTGCTATTATGGCTTGCAATAGGAATTTATACCGACCAATACCACAACAAGAGAAAAGAAAATTAAATTTAAGAATAGCTAAATACACCAATTCAGGTGCGTTTTCCAAAATAATAGAAAAATAAAAATATGGCTGAGTCAGTTATAACAAATTATTTTCCGAGCCAAATAGCGAGCGATGAAGAAAAGATGTCAATAGATTATGGTACATCTATCGGTAGAGCTATAGAGAACGAGTGGTTCAAGACCGATAACGGCCTAGGTAGGTTTAAAAGTAATCAAAACACTTTTCACAGCCTTAGATTGTACGCGAGAGGTGAGCAAGGAATACAAAAATACAAAGACGAATTATCCATTAACGGTGATTTATCATACTTAAATTTAGATTGGAAACCTGTTCCGGTTATACCTAAGTTTGTAGATATAGTAGTAAACGGAATGTCAGAAAGAACCTTTGACATAAAAGCTTATTCACAAGATCCATACGGCGTTGAAAAACGTACAAGATACATGGAAGCTATCATAAGGGATATGCAAACTAAAGAGATAAACGAGTTTGCAGCGGCTGAATTTGGGGTTAATTTATTTGAAACAGACCAAGAAACTTTACCTAAAAATAAAGAAGAGCTGGACTTGCACATGCAACTTAGCTACAAACAGCAAGTTGAATTAGCTGAAGAGCAAGCGTTGAATGTTTTATTAGAAGGTAATAAATACGATTTAATAAAAAGAAGATGCAACTACGACTTAACCACTATTGGTATAGGGGCTGTTAAAAACTCATTCTCTAAAGCAGAAGGCGTTAAAGTTGAATACGTTGATCCAGTTAATTTAGTTTGGTCGTATACGGAATCACCATATTTTGATGACATATATTATGTTGGTGAAATAAAAAGGGTGCATTTAAACGAGCTTAAAAAAGAATTTCCTAATCTTACTAATGATGATTTATCTGAAATATCAAGTCAGTCTTATAACAATAATGGTTTTTATGATCGTACATTAACTAATTATGATGAAGACGATTCAAATACTGTGCAAATATTGTATTTTAACTACAAAACGTTTGCTAATGATGTTTATAAAGTAAAAGAGACCGCAACAGGGGCTGAAAAAACCATACCTAAAAGTGATGCTTTTAATCCTCCGCCAGAATTAATGGAAGAGTATGGAATATCAAAAGTTTCTCAATCTTTGGAAGTTCTGTATGAGGGTGTAAAAGTATTAGGAGGCAAGATGCTTAAGTGGGAAATGGCTAAAAACATGATAAGACCAAAAAGCGACTATACTAAGGTTAAAATGAATTATAGTATAGTAGCACCTAGAATGTATAAAGGTCGAATAGAGAGCATCGTGTCGCGTATAACAGGGTTCGCGGATATGATTCAGCTTACTCATTTAAAATTACAGCAAGTAATGTCTAGAATGGTACCTGACGGTGTTTATTTAGACGCTGATGGTTTAGCAGAAGTTGACTTAGGTAATGGTACAAACTACAACCCCCAAGAGGCATTGAATATGTATTTTCAAACAGGTTCCGTCATTGGTAGATCATTTACGCAAGATGGTGATATGAATCCTGGTAAAGTTCCTATTCAGGAATTACAAACAGGATCCGGAGGGGCTAAGTTACAAAGCTTAATAGCAACCTACAATTATTATCTTCAAATGATTCGAGACGTAACCGGATTGAATGAAGCAAGAGATGGATCTACTCCAGACGCAAGAGCATTAGTTGGTGTACAAAAATTAGCCGCAGCTAATTCCAATACAGCAACCAGGCACATATTAAATGGTAGTTTATTTTTAACAGCTGATTTATGCGATAACTTGTCATTAAGAATATCAGATATAATAGAATATTCTCCCACAAGAGAAGCTTTTATACATAAGATAGGTAATCAAAATGTAGCCGTGTTAGAGGAAATGTCTAATTTATATCTATATGACTTTGGTATATTTATAGAGTTATCTCCAGACGAAGAAGAAAAAGCTGTTCTTGAAAATAACATTCAAGCAGCAGTTGCGGCGGGTATGATTGATTTATCAGATGCAATTGATTTAAGAGATATAAAAAATATCAAATTAGCCAATCAGTTATTAAAAGTAAGAAAGAAAGAAAAGCAAATGCTAGACCAGCAAATGCAACAACAAAATATGCAAGCTCAGGCTCAAGCAAATGCTCAAGCAACAGAGGCAGCCGCTATGGCAGAAGTGCAAAAGCAGCAAGCCTTAACTCAGCAAAAAGTAGCTTTCGAACAAGCTAAAGCGCAAATAGACGCTCAAAGATTAATGCAAGAAGCTGCGTTAAAGAAAGAGTTGATGCAGTTAGAGTTTTCAATGAATATGCAACTTAAGGGTATTGAGGTTCAAGGTAAAAAATCTGAAATAGCAGAAAAAGAAGATAGAAAAGATAATCGAACGAAGATACAGGCAACTCAACAAAGTGAATTAATTAATCAAAGAAAAAATGATTTACCTCCTAAAAATTTCGAATCCAGCGGAAACGATATACTTAGCGGAGATTTCGACCTAGGTTCCTTTGATCCTAGGTAATAATAATAGTAATAATTATATAATATTTTATCATGTCAGAAGAAACGCAACAAGAAGATACAGTAGTTGAAGAAACAACTACAGTAGAACAAAAACCAATGTCTTACGACGAAGGCGTCATCAAAGTTAATTTGAATGAGCTTAATAAAACCAAAGAAGATGCCGTTCCAGAACAAGAAGCAAATGCAAGCGATGTTCCTGTCGAGCAACCCAAAGACTCGCCAAGTAGCGAAGCGGTGGTTGAAGAAGTACGGGAGCCCGTTAAAAATGAAGAGCAGCCCATTCCAGCTGAAGAATCCTTTATTGAAGAGATAACAAACGAAGAAGTTCAAGAGCAAGCTCAAGACTTAGCAGAAGAGATTAAAGAAGCTGTAGAGCACGAACAAGTTACTGGAGCTGAATTGCCAGACAATATTCAGAAGGTAGTTGAATTTATGAATGAGACTGGTGGAAGCTTAGAGGATTATGTGAAACTTAACACGGATTACGCTTCATTAAATGAATCCCAATTATTAAGGGAATATTACGAGAACACTAAACCATATCTTGACAAAGAAGATATTGATGTTCTTATGGAAGACTTTTCTTACGATGAAGATTTAGACGAAGAGAGAGAGATTAGAAAAGCTAAATTAGCGTACAAAGAAGAGGTAGCTAAAGCTAAAAGTCATTTAGAAGGTTTAAAAACCAAGTACTATAAAGAAGTTAAAGCTGGATCAAAATTAAATCCAGAACAAGCAAAAGCGGTTGATTTTTTTAATCGCTATAAAAAAGAAAACGAGGAAGCAACAGCAATAGCTGAGCGACAACAATCTACGTTTAAAGCTAAAACAGAAAAGCTTTTTTCCAATGATTTCAAAGGTTTTGATTTCAATGTTGGCGAAAAGAAATTTCGTTTCAAAGTTAACAACGCAGATAAAGTTAAGGAAAGTCAATCCGACATCAGTAATTTTGTCAAGAAGTTCTTGAATGATAAAAATGAAATGAATGATGCAGCTGGATATCACAAATCCTTATTCACAGCTATGAACCCTGACGCGATTGCAAATCACTTTTACGAGCAAGGAAAATCTGATGCAATAAAAGAGACGATGGCTAAAGCCAAGAACATTGACATGGATCCGAGAGGGACCCACGAAACTGTCAAAGCTTCTAATGGCTGGACCGTCAAATCAATATCAGGTGGTCAAAATTCTTCCAAGTTGAAAATTAGAAGAAAAAAATAATTAATATTTAAAATTTACGATTATGGCCGCAAACGGATCATTTACGGGTAGTGCAGGAGCATTAGCTCACTTAACGCCACGCCCAACACAAACGTTGTTTAACGACAACTATCTAACTCTTGCAGATTTAGATTTTACACAACAATTCTTACCAGAAGTATATGAGAAAGAAGTAGAAAGATACGGTAACCGTACTATCTCTGGATTCTTACGTATGGTAGGAGCTGAAATGCCTATGGCATCTGACCAAGTAGTATGGTCTGAGCAAGGGCGTTTACACATTGCATACGACCCAATTGTATCTACAGCAACAACTGTAGTTATTCCTGGAGATGCTAACAACGCATCAACTAATTTAATTGGCCCTGGAGCGACTATCGTTGTAGCTTCTGCTAATGGATTAGTTGTTGAGAAAGCTTATGTACAATCTGTTAGCGCACCCGATGCTGGAACTGGAGATGTAACACTTACTGTAGCTGGATATGCTGGAGCTCTAACTGCTCATGCTGCTGGTAAAGTATTTGTATACGGTTCTGAGTATGCTAAAGGTACAAGTAACGCTGGTACATCTGTAGATGCTGCTTTCGAGCAATTCAGCAACAAGCCAATCATTCTTAGAGACAAGTATGCTGTAAGCGGTTCTGATACTGCACAAATTGGATGGGTTGAAGTAACTACTGAAGCTGGAACTTCTGGGTACTTATGGTACTTAAAGTCTGAGCATGAAGCAAGAATTCGTTTTGAAGATCAATTAGAAATGAGTATGATTGAAGCTGAAAAAGCTGCTAGCGCAATTACACCGGCTGCTAACTTAGGCGGAGGTACTGCTATTACTGGATCTGATGGACTATTTGCTGCGCTTGAAAACAGAGGATTAGTTTATACTGATGCTGATTTTGGAGCTGCTGGAACTGGACTTGAAGATTTCGACGCTATCTTAGGAGAGCTTGATAAGCAAGGAGCAATTGAAGAAAATATGTTATTCTTAGATCGTTCTACATCTTTAGGTATCGACAATATGTTGGCTGCTCAAAATTCTTACGGAACTGGAGGAACTTCTTTTGGAGTATTCGAAAATTCTGAAGATATGGCACTTAACTTAGGATTCTCTGGATTCCGAAGAGGTTCTTACGACTTTTACAAAACAGACTGGAAATACTTAAACGATGCTACTACACGTGGTTTAGTTGGAGATGTTGAAGGTGTTATTGTACCAGCTGGAACTTCAACTGTATATGACCAAGCATTAGGACAGAACATTTCAAGACCATTCTTACACATCCGTTACAGAGCTTCTGAAGCAGATGATAGAAAAATGAAATCTTGGATTACTGGATCTGTTGGTGGAAACTATACAAGCGACGAAGACGCAATGAACGTTCACTTCTTATCAGAAAGATGTTTATGTGTACAAGCTGCTAACAACTTTGTGTTATTGAAAAAAGCATAGAGCTTAACTAATGTAATTCTTACCCTCGTTACATCAGCGGGGGTAATTATTACTTTTATCAATTATTTAATTTTATTATATCATGGCTAAAAAAGCTAAAGTAGCAGAAGAAACTGTTGAGGTTGCGCCTCAGCCTGTTGTTGAAAAAGCAACACCAAAAGTAAAAGCACCGGCAAAACCAGTGTTTGAATTTAAAGACAGAACTTATGTTTTAAAAACAGGTAAATCACCATTAGTTTATAGTTTACCTTCAAAACATTCTGCCAGAAAACCTTTATTGTATTTTGATAAAGAATTAGGTTACAATAGAGAAATTAGATATGCAACAAACCAACCGTCTGTTTTTGTAGACGAACAAAAAGGAACTTCAACATTGGGTAGAATTATATTACGCAATGGTCAATTAGTAGTGCCTAAGGAACAAGTTGCACTTCAAAAATTATTATCATTATATCACCCATACAAAGATCAAATATACTATGAATTCGATCCTGTTGGAATATCTGAAAACGAATTAGATTGGATTGAACTTGAATTAGAAGCTTTAAACGCAGCTAAGCAATTAAATGTAAACGAAGCAGAGGCAATTCTTAGAGTTGAATTTGGAAGCAAAGTTAGTGAGTTATCTTCTAGTGAGATAAAAAGAGATCTAATGATATTTGCAAAAAGACAACCTCATACGTTTATTCAATTAATTAATGATGATAATGTTCAATTAAGAAATGTAGGTGTCAAAGCAGTTGAAGCTGGCATCATAAGCTTATCTCAAGATCAGCGAACATTTTCTTACGGTGATACAAATAGGAAATTATTAACAATTCCTTTTGACGAGCACCCTTATTCCGCTTTAGCTGCATACTTCAAAACAGATGAGGGTATGGAAGTTTATAAAGCAATAATGAAGAAACTTTATTAAGTTACTTTTTATAGCGGTTAGGTCGCTTTAAAAGTGACCTAATCACTATAAATAATAATAAAAGAATATGAGCGTAAGTATAGATACTGTTTACCAAAGAGTACTAGGAATACTCAATAAAGAACAACGAGGGTATGTTACGCCTCAGGAATTTAACTTGTTCGCAAATCAAGCTCAAATGGATTTGTTTGAGCAATACTTTTATGACATCAATCAGTTTGGAAGAGTACCAGGTAATGATACGGAGTATTCGGATATGCTTACATTGCTTAATGAAAAAATAAATATTTTTGAAACAACAGTACAGCCAACTAGAGATATTACGGATACACATTTTGTGCAGCCTGCAAATCTATATAGATTAGGCTCGGTAGTTTTTAAAAATACCACTACTAATTCCTTCGGCGATACATCTACAGAAAGCATTGAAGCAGAGCGTATAAACGCTAACGAGTTCTTATATATAAACTCTTCTCCATTAACAAAACCTAAAAATGTTAGGCCTGTGTTTGTTTCAAACACAAGAGGAATCAAAGTTTATGGTAACAGTGAGATAACTGATCCAACTAAAGTTGAATTTCAATATATAAAGAAACCAGCTAAAGTAGAATGGAAGTATCAAATGGTATTTGGAGAAGCTCTATATGATTCAACTTATTCGGTTGATTTTGAGCTACATCCATCTGAGGAGGTGGAGTTGGTGATAAAAATATTGGAACTATCTGGTATATTAATAAGAGATCTATCAATTTATCAGGTTATGAATTCAGAAGAGCAAGAAACTATACAACAAGAAAAATCGTAATACATGGGACTTATAAATCAAACAGATGAGCAATACTATTTAGGTCCTGACGGTCAATGGAACACGTGGGACGAAGATTACGGCAATTACCAATTCACCAGTATAAAAGATATTATAAATAACTTTATTATATCTTATGTAGGCGAAGAAAAAATTATACCTAAAGCTAAAAGAACAGACGTGGCATTTCATGCTCAACGAGGGATTCAAGAGTTTAGCTTTGATATACTGCCTTCTGTTAAAACAGCTGAAATTGAAATAGGACCTACTTTAAACTTCGTTTTACCTAAAGACTACGTGAACTATGTAAAATTAACTTGGGTTGATCAGAGAGGCATAGAACGCGTTATATACCCGGCCATAAAGACTAGCAATCCCTTTCCAATATTACAAGATGACCAATATCAGTATCTTTTTGACGAACAAAGCCAAGAAATACTATCTGCTAATGAGTCCGAAACAAGAAAGCGATTTCAGTCTAATTCACCTAATATAAACCAGAACTTAAACAATATTAATAATTCTGACGTCTTATACGCAAATAATTTTGGCAGAAGATACGGTATATCACCAGAACAAGCGCAAGCGAATGGGGTATTTTATATAGATCAATTACAGGGTATAATCTTTTTTGATTCATCATTTGTAGGAAGAATCGTTACACTAAAATATATATCAGACGGACTAGGCACTGATGAGGAAATGGTGGTTCATAAATTTGCAGAGGAGGCTTTATATAAATATATAGCTTATGCTATTTTATCAACAAGAGCTAATACCCCTGAATACCTAGTTAATAGATTTAAAAGAGAATTAGCTGCCGCGAGACGTAATACAAAAATTAGATTATCAAATATTAAAATTGAGGAGATTACACAGGTTATGCGTAATAAATCCAAAATAATAAAACACTAATATATGGCGGAGTTTGTACACACTTTTCGCGGGGGTAAAATGAACAAAGACCTTGACGAAAGGTTAATACCAGAAGGTGAATATAGAGACGCTCTTAATTTAGAAGTATCTTCTTCCGAAGGGTCGGACAGAGGAGCTATGCAGAATATTAAAGGGAATTTAGCTTTAAACAACAAAAGTTTCAATCAATCTACAAAAGTTTATACTGAATGGGAAGAGACTGAATATATAACGGGACTAACAAACGCTACTTGCATAGGAAGCGTTGTAGACACTTTTAATAACTATGTATATTGGTTAATAGCTTCTGATCAAGCATCCGTTGTAGCGCGCTTAGATCAGTCTACGCTGCTTGTTTCCCCTATATTAGTTGACACGCAGAATATATTAAGTTTTTCAACTAGCAATTTAGTTACGGGTATAAATATATTTGAAGATGTTCTTTTTTGGACAGACAATAACAAAGAGCCTAAATCATTAGATATAAAGTTATTTGAAAATTCTACTACAAGTTTCTTAATACATTCTACTGTTTATGGCAGAGATTTTATAGAATCAGATATTACTGTTATTAAAAAATCGCCTCTATATGCGCCTGGCATAACAGCTAGCGCTAGTTTGAGAGGAGGTTTAGGAACAGGCACTACCCCTGTTGTTACGACATTTAATGTTCCAAATAAAGAAAATTTTACATATTTACCAGACCCAAATGAGCCTACAGAGTGGAAATCTATGCCCACATATGCAGAAGCTTTAGCTAACCCCGATGAATACCCGGTTGGAATAAATGGTATTGTGGTTATTACTACTAACACAGCTCCTAATTGGCAAAACAACGATATAGTAAATCTTACAGCTAAGCCGGTTAGCGGATCTCAGGAACAATACGAGTATGGGTTGGTATTACTAATAACATCTGGAGGCGGAACAAATACATTCACAGGACAAATACAATCAATTTCATCTAATATAGAAAAATTTTCTGATGGCAATGGAGGCTTTACTCCTGTCGTTTGGGAGTGTTTACTACAAGAAGGGAGAGGTATATTTGAATTTCAATTTCCTAGGTTTGCTTATAGATGGAAATACTCTAATAATCAGTACTCTACATTCTCACCTTTTACTAATGTGGTATTTGTAGGAGGCAAGTTTGAATATGTTTCTAGCGACGGGTACAATAAGGGCATGATAAATAATTTAAGATACCTAAACATAGAGAACATTGAATGGGGAGGGGACGATGTTAAAGAAGTTGAGGTTCTTTATAAAGACTCTATATCTCAAGCAGTGTATCTTGTAGATACCTTAAAAGATAGGACGGTAACCTCGTTAGAAATAAAATCGGAAGTAATAGGTGCTATTATTGAGAGTAATCAAATACTTAGACCCTGGGATAACGTGCCACGATATGCAAAAAGTCAAGAAATTACAGGTAATAGACTTTTATATGGCAACTACACACAAAACTATGATGTTGATGAGTTGGTTTCTTTAACCATTAACGAAGCTCCTCAAATACACCCCGGAACTGTCCCACCTACAGAAGATCCAATAACAGGGCAATTAATTCCTAATCCAGAAAACAGATCTCCTAAAAACTCAATAAAGTCTATAAGAACTTACCAAGCAGGTATTGTATACGCAGACGAATATGGCAGGGAAACACCGGTATTTACTAATAACACTGCGTCTTTAAAAATAGAGCAGTCTTCGGCAAGTTTACAGAATGCGTTGGAGATACAGGCTAATCATTTTCCACCAGACTGGGCTACACATTTTAAATACTTTATAAAGGACACCTCTAACGAATATTATAATTTAGCGTTAGATAGATTTTATTTTGCGGAAGACGGCAATGTTTGGCTTTCATTCCCTTCATCAGAACGTAATAAAGTTGACGAAGAAACTTATTTGTATATAAAAAAGCAGCATGATAACGATGTTGCTGTTCAACAAGAAATTAGATATAAAATATTATCAATCCAATCAGAAGCTCCTGACTTTATAGCTACATTTAAAAGATCTGTCGCGCAAAGTAATGTTACTATTTCAAGTGGATTTGAACCTGAATTTTCTTTTTTAATATTTGACGGGCCATCTCAAGCCGCAAACAGTGGATTTGCTTCTGGGTTTACTTCTGATAATTTTCTTAGAATATCAGATGGTGCCAATAGAACGAACGACTACGAAATACAAGTAGGAGGTAGAACGGGTAATGGCAACCAATACACGGTTACCCTAAACGAGCCGCTTGGCCCAGATGCTGCGTTTCTAGAAGGCGCTACAGGCAATGTTACTTTGACTCTTTTAACTAATGTTGTTGAAAAAAGACCTGAGTTTGAGGGTAGATTTTTTGTAAAAATTAATCGAGACTTTGCTTTTGAAGAAAACATAATTGCATCTTTTAAAGAACTCGAACCTACTTATGGTATATTTGGTGAAATGAAAGTTGTGGCTAAATGTATACGAGGTAAGAATCCACCTACCGGGTGGGCTTGGCTTGACGACGGAAGACAAGGAGCTCCTACTTGCGTCAACGGTAAAAAGATGGGTACTGGTCTAGGGTACAATGGCGCTTTCGGTATAAGACGTTATGAGTTTGCCCCACCTATTCGAGGAAATAAATATTTTGGTTTTTTACGCGCTTGGGAAACATCTTCAGCTGCATTTGCAGGTGTTGATGGAGTATTTAAGACTGGCGCACTAGTTCGATTTGTAAGAGACACTGGAGAATATTCGAAAATATATCGTATTTCAAATTTCAATAAAGGTAGCGGTAGACGAGGTGATTTAGATCTTATTTCATTTGGTTTAAATTTCGATCCTCCAAGTTGCAACGATTGGGGTGATCAAAGAGAAATTGGCTCGAATCAAAGAATAGAATATTGGTTTAGACTAGAAGAGCCAATTGAAGAGGATTGGTTGGATATTAGTTATTGGAACACAGGAGGATGTGGAAGCACTTCACTTAGTGGCTCACCATGCGTTGCTGTGCAGGTTGTTCAGGAAATTATAAGTGATAATAATAAATTACTTACAACCACTAACCCAGCTATATTTGAAACGCAACCTAAAGAAGCAGTGGACATAGATATTTATTACCAAGCCACTAATTCTATGCCTATATCAAATCACGGACAAAGCGTGGTACTTGATTGGTTTAATTGCTTTTCATATGGGAACGGTGTTGAATCAAATAGGATTAGAGACGATTATAATCAACCTTATATAGACAAAAACCCTATAGCGTCAGCTCCGCTTGATGATCCTTACAATACGGAAACTAGAGGATCTGGAATGATATTTTCACAGATATTTAATTCTAACTCAGGCATAAACGGGCTGAATCAGTTTATACAAGCTTTGCCTATAACGAAGGATCTAAACCCTATATACGGGTCCATACAAAAGCTACATTCAAGAGATACTAATGTGGTTGCTTTATGTGAAGACAAAATATTAAAAGTATTGGCCAATAAAGATGCTCTATTTAATGCAGATGGCAGTGCAAATGTCACCTCGAATAATAATGTATTGGGACAGGCCGTTCCTTTTGCTGGCCAGTTTGGTATATCAAAAAACCCAGAGTCTTTTGCTCAATATGGTTATAGAGTTTATTTTACGGATAAATCAAGAGGAGTGGTTCTTAGGCTTTCTAATGATGGTATAGAAGAAATATCAAGGTATGGAATGGAAGATTTCTTCAGTGATAATTTAATAGCGAATAATCAAATAATAGGGTCTTATGATATTAACACCGGGGAATATAATGTTTCGTTAAACTCTTTAACACCTGAGTGGCAAAATAAACTAGCCACAAGTACTTTTGATAGATCAAACGAAACCGACCCTAATTGTCCAGAGTCCTTGCGAACATCACCAACACTTTCAACAACGATATCTTTTGCGGAAGGTGTTAACGGCTGGTCAAGTAGAAAATCTTTTGTTCCAGAAAGTGGATTGTCTTTAAACAATACATATTATACTTTTAACAATGGATTAATATGGGATCACAACTCAAGTTCAGTGTATAATAACTTTTATAATACGCAGTATGATAGTTCAGTTGATCTTATAACTAATGACGTTCCTAATGTGGTGAAAGGGTTTAAAACATTAAACTATTCTGGTTCTAACCCATTAGAATATCAATATCAAACTACTCAAGCTAAAAACGGCATTAGGTATTCTATAGCTGAAATTGGAGCAAATCAATTAATACCATTGTCTTTCACAACTAAGCCTGGATGGTATGCAAATTATGTTTATACTGACTTGCAGGAAGGAAAGGTTAAAGAATTTATAACAAAAGAAGGAAAGCATTTTAATTATATAAAAGGATTAGCTACATATTTTAATGATACTTGTGATACCAATGTAAACTCCCAAGAGTTTTCAGTGCAAGGTATTGGTAGAGCAGACTCTATAACAGGGGACACTGAAATAACAGCATATAATATTAATGTATGTATTGACCCGGATTGTTACAATGAAATTATCCCGCCTCGAGTTGTAAACCAATTTTACGAAGGCATAGAAGATACAGTTATGAATATTCAATTAACGGGTCCTACTGCATGCGACGAGGGCGGCACTGTGGTTTATTCCTTAGCTTCAAACTCTACAACAGGGGGAGTTTTAAATTCAGTTTCACCTACAGGGGCATTCCAGTTTACACCAAATCTTAATTATTTTGGTGGAGCGGGTAGCTTTAATGTTAATGCTTGCTGTGGAGGTATATGTAGCATGTTTACTGTAACTTTAGAAATATTACCTGTAGCTGAAGCTCCTTATTTTGTTAGTGATCCTCCTTCTTTAACTTTGCTACCTGGCGATTGCTGGGAGTACAACCCTATAATATTAGCAGACCCGGATCATGCAGCAACAGATCTTATTATTCAAACACCTGTCCCTGATATTCCAAGCTGGTTAGCTCAGCCACAGCCGTTAAATGATGGGACTGGGAACTGGTATATACCAAGCAGTTGTTTACCTGAAGGCACGTCTCCAGCGGAAATTGCCTTTACAATGACCGTAGAGGATCCTGATGGAAACACAGGTACACAATTAGTAGAGGGTAACTCTTTAGCGGAGGCTATTGTTTCACTAGAATTCCTAGTAACAACTCGAGCTAGTCAACCCGCAAGAAGTTACACAGACCCTGTTACAGGACTTGTTACACAAATGGCGGCAATCGATGGCTCGACCCATGCTTGCAACTTAGGAACTTATCTAGTAACGGGTAATGGAGTACCTATAGGTAGGGCTTACGTTGGCAATACTGGCGATACTTTCGGCGCTAATGATATGTTTGACACCTTTACTACAGATCCAAATGGTATTGGTAATTCTCCTACGGGAGATGTAATGTTGGATGTTGTTACAGGCGCTACGCAAAATGTTCCTAGTGCCGCAGCACAAGGAGTTACAAGCACCGTATTGTATAATCCAACAGATACCTCTTGGGCTGGTTATAATTTCCCGCAAAAATATATCACTGCTGGAGATACGTTTGCTCAACCAAACCCATACTACAGTAGTCTTGTGTCTACTGACAGGTATAACTTATTAACAATAGACGCCGCTACGGCAAATAACATAATAAATAATTCCCCAGATCCAGATAACCCAAGCTTTATTACGTTTGCGCTTGTAGCAGATACATATAAGGAGAGCGGGATTGCGAATATCCACGCGGATGGAGTTGCAATGCAAATATTCCAAGCTGGAGTTGAAGTTTATTCTGCGGTTCAGCCAAACGATAGTGCCTTAACAATCGATGTACTAACGGGTAATATAATACCTTAAATCAAATATACATGAGTAATACAGTAAACGTAGGTAATTTTTCAGTTGAATGTTTTCATTCACCGTCACCTGTCCCGGTGGGAGAGCCGATAGATGATTATCAAACCGTAACCCTTACGCTAGTTCCAGATGAAGGCTATGTGATAGATGCTGCAAATTTTAGTGCAATATCGCCACTTCCTAGTTATGTTTCTTCCGTAACATTCTCTCAATCAGAACAGAATGCTAGCAATATCACCTGTGCAGTTAATTTAACCCCCGGAACTGTTATGCCTGCTTCCGATATAAACATTGACTTATGTATTAGCGGTATAGCAGAATTTTCAAATTACTGTGTATCAGGAACCGTTGTGTGGAATAACCTTGGGTTTGTAACACCTGCTTCTTTAAACAGTCCGTATAGTTTATGCGGAAGCTATGGACAGGTGTCTAATGTGTTTACTCAAGCTATTAGCGCCGATGCTGGGTATTATTTTGAAGAGGCTCCTACAATACAGCTTTCTTCCGGTAATATTAACGATTACACTGTGTCAACAGAAAATGTTTTGGATTCTAGTGGCAATATAATTACAACTATATTTACGGTTAATTATACATTTACAAATCAAAATGTTACAAATGATTTATGGACAATTAATGGGGCAGCACAAATAATTTACGTGCCAAGAATTAAAATAACCAACTACAACATAAGCACCGCAGCTTTCCCTGAACAAGGTGGGTTTAGGTATTATACTATTTACGGTACGCCTGGGGCAGATTGGACATTAAATGCTTCGGATGATATATTAGATACTGGTTTATTAACTATTATAGAGTTTGAACCTATATTTGGCAATTCTGTCAGCGGTGTGATTGGAAGTGATGGCACTTCAGCAGTAGGTGTTTTAATACCAGAGTCCTCCGTTAACACCTCATATACAATAACCATCTCTGGAGACCTTCAGAATCCGTTTCCTCAAAATGAAACGGTTACTTTACTGCAGTTTGCAAACACAGAAGTTACTTACACAGCTTCTGGCACAGGCTTAACAGTATCTCCTTCTTATGATGTATCAGGACTATCTTATTCACAACAACAACCAAATATAGTAACCAATGTAGCATACGGCATCGCTCCTACCGATCCGAACAGCATTATAATCATTATTGACCCTGCAATTGATTCGGATAGAGATATATCTAACAGCGTTACTGAGAATATTCAATTTACATCCACTAGTACAGGTTTTACTCATAATGCGACATACGTAGCTGACTTGTTAAGCGGAATGAATTTTATAGGCAACACGCAGTTTTCAAACACAATTTCGGTGGTTAGCATAGACATTCCTCAAAATACAGTAACATTTAACCAATCGATTTCAGTTACTGTAGGACAAGTAGAAACATTAGGTTTTACAAAAGGAAATGATGTTCTTTTCCAAGGATATTCATATTCGGGAGACTCACAAAATTTATTACTTACGGGTAATAATAATTTGCAAAGGTTTGGATGGGATGATATTACCTTTAATATAAACTTAGACAATACGCTGTCAGTAATAGCTTTACCTACAATTGTTACGACAGGTGTGTCAAATGAAACAGGTTCTACAGCTGATAGTGGAGGCGAGAATATTACAGATGGTGGAGGAACAATATCCTCTAAAGGAATAGAATGGTCTGAGTTTGCAGACTTTAGTACTGTGTTAGGTGTTATTGGTGCAGGCGCTGGCACGGCTGATTTTGCTTCGACTATGAACGGGCTTACCGCTGGTAACACATACTATGTAAGAGCTTATGCTCAAAACGAAGCAGGAATTGCTTATGGAGAAGTTATAGGATTTGTTTCAAGCATATCAATACCTTGTAATTCAACGCAGGCTTCAGGAAATGCAGGTATTACCGATTTTAATATTAACTTAAATAGCAACGGAGGTTTAATAGCTCTCCTGTTCGATGCAATAAGTGTGCCTGATAAAATGGAAATTATACACGGTGGGCCAGCTGGCACAAAAGTTGCTACATCTGGAATGGACACTGGTACTAACGGCAATGCCGGTCCGTTCGATAATCTTTACGGTACAGAGACTAGTAACACAGTACCCACTGAGGCACAAGCGTCTGCTGTTACTCAATTTATAGGCACAGATGTGGGCACTATTCCAACGCGACAAGCCCAATTTACTAATGAAACAGGCTTTGTAACAGATATGACTACGGGAGGTCGTACTTATCAACAGATTGTTTGGTGGGAGTATGACGCCGCAGATTGGCAAACAGCTCCTAATGTTACAGTTAGAGTAACCGGTTCAAGTGGCACAACGTGGTATTTAGCAAGATTATGCTGCCCAGATGCGAGTTGCACAAATCTTCCACCAGCTTAAAATAAATAAATCATGGATTCAATAACACTTACTTTTCCAGAGTCTATACAGGTATCTGTGCAGATAGGAGACACCGCTTATTTTACTAATGACATAAATGGGGTAAACATAAAAGAAATAGGAGTAATTACCGCAATAGACTATAACACAAATAGCATCACGTGTGATATACCTCCAACTGCTGAACGCCCTTTAACAACTAGCTTTATACTATTTAGTAAAACTAGTGAGGTTAATACAAATTCATTAACTGGGTACTATCTTTACTCACAGTTAAGAAATAACTCAGAAGATTACGCTGAAATATTCTCTGTAGGCACTGAGATCTTTGAGAGCAGCAAATAATGCGTAATAATAAAACTATAAAAAAATAATATAATGATAGGACAAGTGATAGGCGGTTTAACCGGCATAGCATCTGGAATAATCGGATCTAAGAAAAGAAAAAAGGAGCAAAGAAAAGCACAAGAGGAGTTCAATAGAAGAAAGGCCGCGTACGAAAACCTAGACACAACTAACGTGTACAAGAACATGGAAAACACCATGGAAGATCTTACCGTTAACCAGCAACAAGCTCAATTTCAAGCGGAACAATCTCAGCAAGGGTTAGCTAATATAATGGGAGGTATGCAAGGAGCCGCAGGAGGTTCGGGGATCGCAGCATTAGCTCAATCATTAGCAGGGCAACAGCAGAATCAAATTAGGCAAGCGTCTATAGACATAGGTAGGCAAGAGCAAGCAAATCAAATGGCCGAAAGACAACAAGCTGG